TCCAGAGCGGGTTAAACGGGGGTGGCCCCTGCGGGCCAGATTCAATGGTTACACGGCCTTGATTTCAGGCTGCATCGGGGATTGAATGCCGCGCTTGTAGCACTCGGCACATACGTCTTTGGCGGTCACGGTGCCGCCGATCCTCTTGCCCAGGTTCATATGGGCGCCGGTTGTTTCTGTGACCATGGTCCGGCAGCCGCAGCGCGGGCACTGCATCATGCCGTCAGCGCGGGTCGTGGCCTTCAGGCGCTCAATCATGGCGGCCTTGCGGTCGGGTACGGTGGGAGGGACTAGCTCAAGGGGCATGGCCGGATTCTACTTTCGCGCCGCCAGTTCTTCCAGGGTCAGCCACCGGCCCTTGTCGTTGGTAAATCCGTCCACGGTGATATCGCCTTTGCGCAACATCGCGCCCCGGGTGGGTCCGAGCACTTCGTCCTGGCGCTTGGCGCTCTGCTTTGTCAGCCACTGGCTATAGCTCGTATCGGCCGGCACCTGGCCATCCATCGATGCGCGTGTGGTCGGTTTGAATTCCTCGATTCCGTCCACACCCAGAATCTCGCTCAGGCTTTTGACGACGGCTGTTGAGCTGGATCGGCAGCACCAATGCGCCATGCCCGGGCCGCCCAACCATGGCAGCTTGTGCCCCACCGGCTTGTGGTCCAGGTCGTATTGCAGCTTGTCGCGCACCCTGCATATCTGGCTTGTGCGGCTGTCCAGCGTGGAGCACCACAGCAAGCCCTTCACCAGGTCGTCATTGGCCTGATAGAACTTGTCGCGCGCAAAGCCTGCGGTATGGCTCACGGCCGTGCGGACAACAGCCTCAGCGCTGCGCCGGTCCAGTTCAATGATGCCGTCGGCGTAGCCCTTGGCGCGCGTGCCCCGCAGGCGCTGCACTATCTTGCTGGGCGGTTCGCTCTGCACGTAGCCAATGCGCACAGCGTCACGGATCCTCGTCATGCGGTCGGCCTCGATGCTGCTGGCCCATTCCCGCAGCAACCGGCCTTGCATAGGTCTGGCCATCGCTGCTGCGTAGACTTGGCCAGCCTCCACGGTTGCGACCTTCAATTCCACCGGCAGCAGTTTGACGAACAGGTCATTCTGGTAGGTGACCTCCACCTGCGTCAGGCCCTGCATGTCGTTCGTCAGCGCGCTTCCGACTTCTTGGTATGCACGCGCATTCGTCATGCGCACGGACATAAGCAGGGAGTCCAGTCGCTCAACGGTGAAGGATTCAGGCGGCAGGTTCTCAAGCGCGGAAAAGAGTTGTATGAACAGGTCCCGGTCCACCTCGTTCAGTATCGTCATCAGACGACGAACTACGCCGTTGGAATAGTGCGCGAGGTCTACCTGGTGGCCGATCTCAGCCTCCAGCAGCGCCTGGTTGACGGTGACGGTCATGCGACGCCCATGGTTCCGAGAGATGGTCCTTCCAGGCTAACCGCTTCCAGTTCGGCGTCAGCGTCAAGGTCAGGCGACAAGGTGCCACGGCGCTTCTGTTCGTTGATGGCAGTCTTCTTTGTGATCATCCCCTGGGATTGCATCGACAAGATCAGTTGCGCACTGGCATCGTTCAGGTTCGCCGCAGCGAAGTCCTTGAACAGCGTGACGTGGCCGCCGTCATTCTCGTTCGACCACAGCGCCATCAGCTGCAGCACCTGGTCCCAGCTGTCTTCATGGCTTTCCACGATGCGCTGTAGGTCGCACTTGTTGGCGTCGGCGTCGTTGCTGGATTGGGTGGCAGACTTCTGCTCGCCCGGCTTGACCACCAGCAGCTCGGCGCCGGTCTGGACCATCTGGTCTTCCAGCTTCTCCAGCGACTTCTCGCCAGCCTCAATCGCGGCGCCGTTGTGCTCAACATACTTGAGGTTGCCGTCCTTGCTGGGGATGCGCACGGCAGCGGATGCGCCGATGCTCATAGACCAAGGAACAGGCTTGCCGTTGGCGTCGATGCCATCCTCAACCCCTATGGCAACCAGGATCGGAACGCGCGCAACGTGCAGGATGTTGTCCTGATCACTCTGGCTTTGCCAGTGCTTCACGTTCTGATATGCAAGGTCCAGCAGCGGGCTTATCCCGCACATAAAGCCCAGCTTGGTGCCGTAGAACGGTACGAACGGCACAACGTTCAGGGTGGTGGTCCCCTCTTCTACTCGGACGTATTCACTCTTACCGTCCTTGGTCTGTTGTTCTTCCCAGATGGCCCAGGTTCCGGGCTCCAGCACGCGGACGCGGTTTACCAGCTTGGTACCGAATTCTCCATCTGGCACTTCCTTTGTCTCGGAGATTCGCAGTTGGGTCAGCATCGTGACGCCGTTCTGGCGCGCGATCTTGCAGCCCAGGATCTGGTTGTGCTTCACGAATACGGCGTAGGGCCGGGCTCCGATCTTGCGCTCATCGGCCAGCGTCTTGACTTCGTCCTTGTTCACAACTGGGTGATCGACATGGATGCCGCAGATTCCGTAGCCCATGGCCTCGCGCATCACATCGGCGGCGACCACGTTCAGGCTGTTGCCCTGCAGGTCGATGTCATCGCAGTAGCCTACGATCTTTGACGGGACGTCCGCGCCCAGCGTCAGTTCCTTGCTGAAAGGCTTGCCTGTCATCACGCTGATGGTCCGGCCAAAGCCTGGGTACAGCGTGGCTACGGCCAGGCGGCATGCATAGCTATCGTGTGACTCGTTCGGCCACTGCGGCAGCAAAGCCTTGCCGGCGGCGCGCATGGCAGGAGTTCCGCCCAGCAGCGCTTCTGCGATTGACCAGTTGGTGGCCATCGCAACGACGTCGGAGCTTTGGTCGTTAACTTTCAGAGCCATAGGGTGCCTTTACATGCGCAGCGGCGTAACAACAGCGGCGCGCTTGACGATGGGGAACCGCTTCACCAGGAAGTAGCCTTGGGCGTCATTCGGGTGGTCGTGTCCAGTGGACTTGTCGGGCTCGCCGTGTTTATCCCAAGCCTGCTGCTCCTGCGCTTCAGTCAGCGACGGGCAGGCATCTGTATTGACCAGCCAGCGGCGCTCGCCAACGGCATTCAGCGTCATGGCGTCAACGGCGTTGATACGGTCCTTCACGGAAGGGTTTGCTTCGTCAACCACAACCTGGAACCCGGCATTGCGCAGGATCGTCAGGTCCGATTCGCTGGCGTTCTTGCTGCTGGTGTTGGCGCCGCTGGCGTCCGGGTAGATCACAACTGGATGTGGCCTGTCGATGTCTACGAACCGCTCCTTCAGCATCCTGGCCATGTTCGGCGTGTCCCGCACCTTGGTCAGCTCCTGCAGGGTCATCGGCCTGTTGTCGCGCACCACATTGACCGTTGCCGTCATGTTCATGACGTTGAAGTCCATGCCGATGTGCAGCGCCTCACTGGGCCGGATCGTCTCCGGGGTGTGGTTCAGCTTCCTGTCGAAGTTGGCGTAAATGCTGCCAGTGGTAAGGTTGACGAACTGGCCGCGAATGTAGGCCGATATCAGCTGCGGCGGGTAGCTGGCCAGGAGCGACGGAATGTAATCATCCGGCAGGTTCTTGCCGTTCTCATACGTGCTGGCCTGAACCATCCCATATAGGGTTGCCAGCTCCGGTTTGTCGCGCACGGCCTTCACGAACTGGGCGTAAACGAACTTGAATCCCTCGGGCGTCGTAGTGACGTCGATGCCGTTCATCAGGCCGTCGAGCTTGTAACGCATGCGGGCGATGATCTTGCGCCAGGCTGTTTCAGCCTTGAGCTTCTTCATCACGTCCAGCTCATCAATCAGCGCCTTGCCGATCTTGAAGCCTACGATCTCTCCAGGTTTCTCCATGGAGCGGCAGAGGATCGTCCCTCGGTACTGGTTACCGGCGTAGAGGGAAACCTCGTGATTGCTCTCGTGGATGTCAGTGCTGAATCCCCAGTCGAAGGCTACTTCCTCGATGGTCGGATAGAAGATGTCCCGGATCTGGGCGTATGTCGGCGCGAAGTATCCGCTGTTGACCTTGGGCCACTCCCATGCATGCCGGCAAAGGCCTGCGCTACCGACGAACGTCTTGCCACTTCCGAAGCCGGCCACAAAGGCCCTGTACTTCTGATTGAGCGCCAGGAAGCGCGCCTGAGGCCGGTTAAGCCTAGGGGACGCTTGCATCTTCGACTTGGATGACGACCTTCACCGGCAGTGCGGGCGCATCCTTCTGAGCCACCTTTACCAAGTCCCTATTCGCAGCCAGCAGGCCGATGGGGATATTGCTGGCTTCGTTGGCCAGCTTGGTCAAAGCACTGAAGCGCTGCATGGCTGGTAGGCTCATCTCAGGCTGAGCGTCGTCAATCAGAAGCACCTGCCCGTGGGCGATGCCGGAAAGGCGGTGCGCACTGGCCGCCGCGAACTTGCCGGCGCTGGCCATGTGCGTGCTGATGGCCTTCAGGTCATCGATTAACGTCAAGGCCGCGATCTGATCGGGAATAGGCAGCTCTTTCAAGGCTGCATCGGCTTCCACCACTTTGGTGGCGACCGCTTTGACCGTTTCGATACGTTTCGAAACTCGTGTCGAAATAGATGATTTCGAAACCCCGTACTCACGGGCGAGTGCTGCGGCCTTCTCGCCTTTCAGCAGGCGAGCCATCAAGGCTTCCCACTGGTTATCTGATAGGTTGGATGGTCTTCCCATGGTCTGCCTTTCCCTGCCCAAGGCAGTGATACCCATCGGACTACCCTTTCGGGCTGGGTAATGCCTTCACGGTGCTCCTGATTGCGCGGTGCCGTAGTCGCGGGAGAATCCACCACATTTGCCCGTGTGTGACCTGCTCAGGTTTCAGGATGAGTCGGGGGGGTGAATAGGTGCTACCGGATTACCCTCCGATAGCTGGGGCCCGCCGTGATCTTCCAGAGTCCGCGATTGGGAATGCGGCCGGTCAAACAGAGTTGGCGGGGTTTGGTGGGTTGAATCGCGGCGGCAAGCTCACGTTGTTAATTGCAAAACTCGGTTGATTGAGCGCCGCCGCAGAACTGAACTGCGCTGGCCGGACTTGAACCGGCGACCCCATGGCTCTACCAACTGAGCTACAGCGCTGAAATGAAAAAAGCCAGCGGGCTAGGCTGGCTTTTGAATTGAAGCAGTTTGAAAACTTTCGGGAACGCTTCGCCCCACACCGCGCAGAATAGCAGGATATTTATATCTGTCAACATAAATTGGCAGAAATTTGCTGAATTGAACAGATCAAGTGAGCACCCCTGCTTTCCTGAGCTGCACCAGTAGCATAGTCCGTGCCTCCAACACCAACACTTCCAGTTCTTCCCGGTTGGTAGGTAGCACCGGTGAAGACCATACCGCAGACCGTGACGCTAGGTTTCGGGCCTCAAACGCCAACGCCGTGTTCCATCGCCTGGGCGTGTTGGGGATGATGTCCACGGCATCGCTGACGGCCTTTGCGGTGATGGCGTCCACCCTACCATCCAGCGCCCCGTTCTTCCAATCCCAGTGCGTCGGTGTCTGGAAATCCCGGCAGGTTGCATCTCGGCCAGAGAAGCCACGGGCGCCGGAGTAGTTGCTTCGGTACTCGTGCCACATCACTAGCAGATCATCCAGTCGGTTATCGACAGCGGTCTTTGTGATTTCCATGGAATCTATTGCTTTCATGCGGTCCTTTTGGTTGCGTCGAAATCGGTCTGAATATCTTCTTCAAAACAACGTCGGATGTTTGCTGGCACATATGGAAAAGGCATAGAAAGATGGAGCTTTCCGCCGCACGCTGGGCACTTCGGTAATTCACTGAATGGTTCGGGCTGACTGCCGTCCAAATAGCGTATGTCTCTGCTTCGCACTCGCTGCGGACCCGGCAAACCCAAATACCACATGGCTATGCCGCCACAGACTGTGTGCCGTATTGGTGTAGTCATGCTAGTAAATTGATAGCTGTCTAGGCATATTTAATGAGGGCTAGCGGCTTATTTGTATATGGAACTGGGACGCCTGAAGGCCATAACCCGAGCCTCACCAGCTCGGCCACGGTCTTGGCATGGGCCTCGGTCCAAACCCGCAGGCGCTCAGACCGCGACATCGTGCGGCCCTGGTCCACCGCCATGTGGCAGCGGTGGCAGAGGCTGGCGCAGGCGGTATCCGTGGCCTTGATGCTGCGGCCTTTGCCCATGGCTGCGGTGTTCGCGTGGGCGCCGCACACGGTGCCGTCGTCAACGCCGCAGTGCTGGCACGGAATCTTGCGATAGGCCTGCATTAGCTTCGGGCTTCGCACATACTCTGTTTTTGGGTAGTTCATGCTATGTAATTTGTAGCTAGTTGGTCAATTATTACGAGGGCTAGCGGCTGTTTTGTCATTGCAGAATCTCGCCAGTCTCCGGGTCCACGCGGGCTGGGAATTCCACGCCCAGGTCAGTGCAGGCAAAGGCCGTTACCCGTTCGATAAGCTGCGCATAGGCCTTCACACTAAGGTCTTCGGTGGACTTGCGCACGCGGCGGCGCGACTTTTTGCCAGTCATGGGGTTGGTGTAGGTCACGGTCTTGAAGCCCAGGTACTCGGCGCGGAAGTGCTCTTTCCACACCGCCAGAGGGAAGCGTTGGCCGTTGACCTTTGCCTGTTTGGCGATCTCGGCCAGCACCACGCCGTGGTAAAACTTGCGCTGACCGTCAGTCTTCGCGTCTTCTGCTAGCCGGACCTCCAACACCAGGCGGTTGCCGGCCGCCAGCATGGACTTGGCCCAGGGCCAGACTTGGTGCGAAAGGCTGGAATGCGCCTGCTGTGGGTCGCGCCACTCAGTGTGCAAAACTAGGTCGGTCATGTAGAAGACTCCCTCGTTTCAGGTACGAAAAGCGGAATCTGGCCAGGCATCACCACGGGCGCATGCTCCCGCTTGCCCACTGCAATGCCCAAAATGCGGGCGCAGCGCGGGCCTAGCGTGACCTCGCCGTTGGCTACGGCGGCGGTCTTGAGGGCACGTGAACAACGACTGCATCGCATCATCACAACAGGTAGCGCTCAACGGATCCGCACTTGAGGCAGGGCTTTTCTGGAGTCAAAATCATGATTCGCGTCCTTCCTGATAGACGCAGGTGATTCTGTAGACAGAGTGGCGAACCGTTGTGTTGTGGCGACCGCCGTGAAGCGTGGTTTTTTTGGACGTCACGATTGCGCCCCCCAATTGGAAAACCGAGGCCACGCCCTGCCAGCGCGATTGATGCCGCTGTACAGGCCGGGTGGTCCTGCGCTGGTCAGCGATCTCGCGCCAGCCCGGCACCACGGTGAAGATCGAATACTGGACGCGCCCGCGAATACCGCGCTCCACGGTCATCAGGCCAAAGCCAACGGCACGGGAGCAGTATTTGCCCATGTTGGATGGCTCTATGTCCGTCAGGTGATCGCAAAGAGCGTTGGCACCCGATGGGCCGACCCTTTCCAGCAGGGCGCAGGCATCGCGGATGCGCTGGCCGATTGGGGCACCGGCTGCGCTGGCTGGCGCCGCCGGCGTGGCGTAGTAGGCGGATGGCATTAGGCGGCCTCCAGTTCTTCCGGTAAATCGCTTGATTGCGCATCCTCCGGTACTGGAAGCGTGTCAAACAATGACGGCATTTCAAGCTCACGCTCCGCAGCCTGCAAATAGTGCACACCGTCAAAAAAGTAACGGGGCGACAATTCAGCGGCGCAGCCTTTTCTACCCTTCAGGATGGCTCGATATGGCACAGTCATGATGCCGCCGAATGGGTCATAGACGGTCTCACCCTTGTTGGTGAACCTCTCAATAAGTCGGTCCGCAATATCCCACTGCATAGGGCACAAGTGCTGCTCTTGCCCCTTGCGTTGTTGGAGCATGTTGAGCGTGCGCATCCTGGCTACATCGGTCCACACGTCGGGCAAATGCGAAGGCGGCTGCAACAACATAAAACCACTTGGTAGCCGGCCTTGCTGGGTCAGCGTCTCCGCAATCTTGACGTGATGCTCGTAGTCATAAATATTGTGGATGTGAAAGTCCCGGAACCACCGGAATATTTGCGCATGGCTTAGCGTCTCCAATTCGGCCGGTGTCAAATACCGATTGCCATTGCTGCGCCAAAATCCATGCG